GGTCGTAAAACAGTTGAGTTTTTCTGCTAACGTTCAGCTGATAGCGAATATTGAATGAGAAAATGCAAAATAATTAAATGCCAGTAAATCAAAACATTAACTTTGACGTTAGTCGGAACCCAAGAACGAAGTGCAATAAAATAACCTTGATTGAAAAATGAGTTACGATTTAATGGTTTTTGAAAAGGAATATACTCCAAAAAACCGCAATAATTTAATGGATTGGTATTGTAAACAGACAGAGTGTCTATTGATAATTCATCTAAAAATGTAAGCCATTTCAAGACAAAATCTTGGTGGGAATTTGGTAATAATAAACATTCATAAACTTAATACATTCACAAAATGGAAAAATCAAAAAGTAATAAAAAGACAGTCGGTAGAATTGTTGGCTTAGCTGTTGGATTGATTGTTTATTTTCTTGTAAAACAATTTGTATTTGCTCCACCATCATTCGATAAAGTCATGATGCAGGCAGCCAGTAAAATAAATGAGAACTGCCCGTTTATGGTTGACCAAGATACAAGACTTGATAATGCAGTAGCTTTTCCTGATAATATTTTACAGTACAATTACACTTTGGTTAATTGGATTAAAGATTCAGTTGATTTAAAAGCATTTGATGATTATATGCAACCTGTGATTTTGAACAATGTGAAAACAAATCCTGATTTTAAAATATATCGAGATAATGAAACTACAATAGCTTATGCTTACAAAGACATGAACGGAGCGTTTATCTCGAATATTTCAATTACAGCAAACCAATATTTGGATAATAAATTATAAGGGGCACTTCCAAAGTTCCGATGATTGAAAGTGATTAAATATTGATTGTAATTGTTTGATTAATAAAGGCTACGAGGAGGTTTATACTACTTGTAGCCTTTGCCCGTTTGCTTTAATCTGCTTTAATTTTGCTTTATTAAATGGTACTTAAATATAAAGCAAATGTGAAAAAGCCTTTAAGACAAAACCTGAAAGAGCCTATATTTAGGGCGTTTGCGTGCCTTATGCAAGATTTAAGCCTATAAAAGTGATAAAAAAGGAAGTATGACAAAAAAAGGAATTTTGGAAAAAAAGAAAATGTCATACAAAATGTCATACTTTTTATAGATGTATTTTAAAAGAACTTCTTGATTGCACCGAGTACCTCAAATACCTTAATGATGGAATCTTTTTTTATTTCATTTTCATCGTGCTCTGCTTTATTTAAAGGGACTAATCTGAATCTATTTTTATCCTCCGATTTTCGAATGACTTTAATGGTTCTTAAATGATTAGTTACCACTGCATATATTTCTCCAAATAAAATATTCTCATCCCAGTTAGGCAATTCCTTAAGAGCAATAATATCACCATGGTTGATTTTATCTGCCATGGAATTCCCTGTAACATTACACCACAGCTGAGCATCTTTGAAAGGTTCAAATACAATATTGTGATCAGGTAATAGAGTTTGATTGTTAAAGATTGCATTGAAACCACCCGAAAAATCTACGTCATAGTAAGGAACACCTGAAACTTGATCTTCACTTATTACTGGCAATCCCTCTTCTTTATGTAGCATATTACCTACGCCTCGAAATAACCATCGTGAGTTTAATTCAGGAAACGCATCAAAAATCAGCTCTATCTTATCACTGTTTATAGTGTTTCCTTTATCAATTCTTTTAATTGTTCCATTTGACAAGCCAATTTTCTCCTCAATTTTTCTGACCGAAAGATCCTGAGTTCCAAAGAATTGCAAAAGACGAGTGTTGAAATTTTCCATTTAATTAGTAAATAAGCTACAAAAACTATCGCAGTGTAGTAAATATCATATATATTTGTATTATGCTACAACGGTAACATTGTCTAAAAATAGTAATAAATACATTAAAACTTACAGAACATGAAAAAACCAGAAGTTCCCTATCCAGAGAACCTGGAGAAAAGAGAAAAGCTCTCAGGCAATGATTGGGGAAAGATTCAAAAATTTGCAGGAATAAAGCACCGCAATTACGTCAGCGAAATCTACAGGGGTTTAAGAAAAGAAAGCCCTCGCATAAAAGCAGCTTACGATAAGCTGATGAAAATAAAAGAGTATGAACGCAAATTATTAGAAAAGGAGTAAGATCATTTATACTTCGACTACGCTCAGTAGCCGAAACAATTTAAAAATCAATATCATGAAAAATTTAAAAAAACAAATACGAGAAAAGGAAGCTGAATTGAATGAGTTACTTATCGCTTTTGCCAAAGAGGGTGGTATTGTCGATAGAATTGGAGAAGATTCATTAGACAATGGGACACCAATATTATATATAGATATCTCACAGGCAGATTAATGGAAATGCTCGGCATAATGATGAATCTTAGCCTTGTTTGTGATTTCACGAAGATTAAAGGCTTGTGATGAGAAGTCGATATGACTAGCAATGCAAAAGTATTTTAATGCTTGGTAGAAATTCCAACAATCATCGGCAGTTCCTACATAGGAATAATAGATAGAAGACTTATACTTTCTACTTGAACTATCGAATGACCTTATGATTTTATGTGGTGAACCTTTTGCTGAAAAGGCATTTATGAAGTTGAGCGTTCGTTTATGCGCTTTGTCTCGGGTTCTTTCTTCAATTTTTTCGATTTCAATGTATCCAGACTGTTCGAAATATTCAAGCATGATTCAATTTTTAAGTGTTTAACAAATTTTTGGCGAAACGAAGTTAACACTTTTCACCTGAGTGGCACAGCCCGAGGTTCGACTCCTCGGCAGGAACTGCGGCTACGCTCAGTAACCGAAATAATAATAATTCACAATTAAATAAAGCATGATTCTACCTAACGACATAATAGCAACGAACGAGCCCAGAGGACAAAAACTCTGGTTGAGTCAGCGTATGTTGTTGGAAATATGTGAGGATTTAGCTGAAGGATATTTAAGACAAACAGCTAGATGGAATTATAGAAAATCTCTACATGCAGCACAGCGAAGCATGACAATGCTACCTGATAGTGGTAAAGCCTGGCGATGGGGAAAGCGTGAAGGAGAGTTTTATTATGATTACGATCGCATTCCTGATCGTAAGCCTTCGTTTTATCGATCGCAATTGCCTACTCGTAGCGAGTTGCTTGAATCGTTTAATTCAAATTGCCAAAAGCAGCATGATGACTTCTACGAAAACACAAAGAGCAAGATTGCTGAATTGCAATCGAGCTATGTTGATAATTCCGATTTGAAATTTTACATGTACGAATGTGAAGTGAATTTCAATCTGGACAAGGCAACACAAATGAGTCAAGCTCGTGGATGGCTTAAAATGATTCAGGAACTTATTAATGATGGATCGTTTAAGCGTTTCGGTTTAAAAAAGAAAGATGAATTTTATTCGATTTGTGCTGATATTCTTTCTGTGCTGAAATTGGAGGGTTTAGGCGTTAAGAATGGTGAAACTCTTCGTAAAAAAGTGGCAAAACTGCCAAAGGATGTAACGCTACAGCGTTACTACTTCATTAGCAGAAAGTATGGAAATACCAATCGTCAGATTGTTGGGGCTTGCATGGTGGAAAACATTGAAACAGGCGAAATGCTTGAATTTGATTTGCACGAAGCTGTAATGTATGATGCTTGGATGAACCCATACAAACCACAAAAACAAACCAAAAGATATTTATACGAAAACATATATGTGCCAAAAGTAGAAGCCTTTGGTGAAACCCCAGTACAGCTTCGTACTTTTTGCGACCACTTAAACCGCTTTGGAACTCGTGTAATGACAACGAAAGAGCGTGATGGTGAGAAGCAATTTAACACTATGGTAAAAGGTTACACCCCTGCTCATGCTGTACAATACAGTAATAGTATGTGGGTTGCCGATGGATCGGGTACAAAAATGGCATACGGAAAATACTATTATGACAAGGAGACAGGACAATACTCTTGCAAACAATCGACCCTTTACACGGTTAAGATATTTGATGTTGCCAGTAAAAAGATTGTCGGTTACAGCATAGGAACTCACGAAACCTCGACGATGGTTCAAGATGCCTTGCATATGGCAGTAAGCAATAACAATGGTTGTGGTTGCTTGGACTTCCTGAGTGATAACGGTTCGGCTTTTAAAGAGCCTGAAACGATTAACATGCTAAACATGATTAGTAACAGGGTAAGAAATATTAAAGCAGGTAATTCACAGGAAAACCCTGCTGAGATGTTTATCAAACTTCATACTCATATAGGGCGTGAGTTTGAGAACTGGACATCAGCAGGATTTAACTCGCATTCTGCCAGTAACCGTGCGAATCCTGACTATTTCGCAAAATCGGAGAAACTGCCAAGTTTTGAGGAAGCAATTGAGCAGATTCATAAGCATGTGGAAATGTGGAACACAACCCATTTGTTTGGTAGCGATGTGAGCGCAAACGATGTGTTTGAAAGCTCGAAAAACCCTGCCATTACGCCTTTGTCAGGTCGTGTGATTCGATACTTGTTTGGTGAGAAAACCGAAACAACACTGGGCTATCAACGAAGTTTTGTGAACTGTTATCAGGACAGAAAAGGCGAAAAGCGCAAGAAATTCATGTTTGAAATTCCAGACTACCATACTTCAGTATTGCTTATTGATAAAGCTCTTGGTGGTGTATCTGCTGAAAAGAGTAAGGTTAAGGTTTACTACGATGAGAATCATGCCGATTTGTACACGCTTGACGGCTCATACATCCTGACTTGTGATAGTACCAATAAGGTAAGTAAAACACCTGCTGAAGAAACAGAAGAAACAGAAGAAACATTGAAAGCCCTTGGACACCATAAGCAACGTAAAGAGGATCTGGTTGAAACCGTTGATAATTTCCGTGATGATGTGACCGAAGCTGCTGACTATATCAACTACGAACTTAGATGTAAAGATAGTTCGTTAGGTGGCAAGGTGAAAGACCAATACAACGACGAGCAAAACGAAGCTGCTTCCCGAGTATTCAGAAATGACTACAGCGATTTGAAGCAAAGCACTGAGAAGTCTCAGAAAAAGCTCGAAGCCAAAGCTAAAAGAGATCAGGCCAAAGAAGAAAAACAAGAGGCTGACACCCTAAAAAAGCAACGTAAGAAGTTGACACGTGACCGATTAGGTGATGATATAAACGAATTTTTTGAAGAATAATTATACCACTAAAATTTAGTACGAATATGACTCTGAATGAACAAACCCGAACAAGCATTACCACCTCGATGCAAGACTACATGAAACTGCACGAGCTTTCAACAAATGCTTTTTCTAAAAAAACTGATGTAAATCCACGTTTTATCAGTCACATGATTAGCAAAAAAGAGGAGGTGAAAGATGCTTGGTACGTTAAGGTTGCTGACCATATCAACTTCCAGATTAAAAAGAACTACTGGCCGTTAAAGAAAACCGATGAGTTTATAGAGGTGATTATGGCCATAAAGGATGCTCGTGAGATGGAGGTGAATAAAACGGTGATTGGTGAATCAGGTTGCGGTAAGACAACAGCAGCACGTCAGTACTGCAAGAAAAACCCAAAGTTCACTTACATGATTACAATCACCAGTGGGCACACCAAAAGAGTAATGTATGAGGATATGTGCGAGCTACTTGGTTTAAGCATGAATGGTACTGCTCTGAAAAAAGAGAGACGTGTTGCTGAAGCTTTAATGACCATGCGAAACAATGGTGATCATCCTGTATTGATTATTGATGAAGCTGAGAACCTGACTCAAAACGCCCTGAAGTCTTTAAAGTCATTTTATGACAGATTGGAAGGCCATTGCCCGATAGTGCTTTTAGGCACAAGCCAACTGACTGAGAAGCTTGAGCACCTGTCAGCCCGAAATAAAGAAGGTATGCCACAGTTCTACAGCCGATTTAAAGCAGGGATTATCAGACTTGACCCAATAGACCGCAATTTCTCCATGTTCCTTGCTGATATGAAAGATAAGCGACTAACAGAACTGTTGAGAAAGACTTGCGGTGACTACCGAGAGCTTCACGATAGAGTGGTTTATGCAAAGAAGGTGTTGGACAAGAGAGGCGAAGAGTTAACCCTTGAGACTTACAGACTTATTCATAATATCAGGGCTTAAAAGCCATTTAAACGCTATTTAAACAATCTTAAAATAGATATCATGACACAAAACGAAGTTGATCAGATGATAGCTGAAAAGATGCCACAAATACAAGTATTAGTAAACCTAAGCGAGACAGATTATATCATGTTACGCTACGAAATAGGTGTGCAGTGGCTTTCAACTTTGGGTTACACAGCCATTCAGCAAATGATTATCAGTAAGTGTGAAACTTACTGGGTGTGGTATCATGTTGTTTATCTGCGTGCTGATATCAGAATATTAAGAACGAAACATTTATATCAAAAGCTAACCGAGAAAGAGATCAGACAACAATACATCTTGGATCACCTCACATTTATGCCTGAACGAATTCCTCACACACCTATGTACGAGATCATGCTTGATGCTCGTGACTTGGTAAAAATAAAAAAAATAATGCACAAGATTAGAGAACGCTTGACCCAAGCAGTAGAACAGGATTACGAAGCCATTAAGCGAGATGCCCGTGATATGTGGCAAGCTATCAACCCCAAAATAATTATTGATGATGATGTTTGGCAGCTTATGTGGCAAGAAATAGAACAAGCCATTAAAACCTACAATGATAAAGAAGAGCCTGATGACTTTGATTTTATTGAGTATGTAGGCAAAACCATCAATCAGTATCAACCCAAAAACACTACTCAACCAACATGTTAAACATCAAAATAGTATTAAAAGTTTCTGAGCCTGAAATGATTCGATTTTTCAGAGAGAAAGGAATTACTGTAAAAGAGATTGAATGTGAAATGTTTGAAGAAAGATATCGCAATCAGATCGAAAAGCTTGAATATAAGAAATGGGTGGTGATTAATCCTAACACTAAAGAGCAAATTCCGATGGACGAAAAGTACAGTGAAATTGTGAGCCTTCATGCTCGAAATTTAATAGTGAATAGTATTGACAGACTCACTGTTTATAACAGTTTTATATGAGAAGTATGGAAAAGAAAGTAAAAGTAACCTATCTGCCGACCGAATCGGTTAAGGGATTTATAGGCATATACGAGCGATTAGGCTATACAGCCTATGTAAAGAAAATAGATGATGATTTTTATTTAATAACTAATTAAAGAAGAACAAGATGGAAATTCAACAAAAAGTAAAGACTGTTCTGGATAGTATGACAGCAGAAGAACGGGCCGATTTATTAAAACAACTTACGGAAAAGAACAACAGAGACAAACAGAGAAAACAGGACGACTATTTAGAGGTTAAATACAATTATGCTGATGCTGTTGTAAAGAGTTTTTTAGAGCAGGAGAAACAAGCTTCGGAGTTTGCGAAACATCAATTATACGAAGGTGGTTGCATGTGGGAGGCTATGGCAGAATATGGCGATTTAAGAAAAGGAAATAAAGGTTCGTTTGAGATTGAAACTAAGGACGAAGAATATAAGATAACCTATTCGAATGCTAAGAAAAAGAAGTTTGACGAGACAGTATCAATTGCTATGACAAAGCTTCAGGAGTGTGTGGATGATGGTTTATTGGGTTCTGCAGACAACGTACTTAGTGAAATGAGTACTGGCTTGCTGAAGAAAGAGAGAGGTAATATCGATATGGGGGTATTACAATCTTTGTACAAGTTTGAAAATAAGGTAAATCACCCTAAATACACCGACACAATGGAATTGTTTAGAGGGGCTTACAAAGAAGTTGGCAAAGCATCCTATCTGACAGTTCACAGAAAAGACGAGAAAGGTGCTTGGTCACTAATTATAGTTGATCCTTCTAAGATACGCTTGTAAAAAAGGTTCACCCAGTACGGTACATGAGAGGGTTCGATTCCCCCTCTGGGAGCAAATTTAAAAAATATGATACCAGCAGAACAACAAATAAGATTTCTTGAGGGAAAGATAAAGAGGTTGGGAAACAACAAGTCTTTACTGAGGACTCATAAAATGGAAAATATTTTAATTGATAGCGAAATTCATCATTTATCTGATTTGCTTCTACTTATGAAATCTATCTGTAACGAAAAAGCGTTACATCTTGCAGAATGTGAGGTTTGTGGCTCTTTATATATATCGAAAAGAGAAAATCAGGCTGTGTGTTCCGGGACATGCAGAACACGTCTTCACAGAATGAGAAAACAGCAAAGCATATGAATATTGATCACATTAAAAACTGGCTACAAGAGAGCATCGAGTTTGAAGAAAGCAAAGTTGCACGCTCTAGGCAAAACCCTAATGATTTGGGTTTTTGTTGGGGAGTAAGAAATCTGGAAGTGTACAACGATTTAATGACGATTGTTGATACATACAGTAACGGCGAGAAGTTACATTCAAAGAAAAAGCAATGCCCTGCCTGTGGTCAAAAATTCATTCCAAAAAATCAATTACAGGAGTGCTGTTCTGCAAAATGCAGGGTTCGTCTTCATCGTAACAGAAACAAGCTGAAGGATTTCAACCAAAAAGCGAATGAGATACTGAAGGCGAAAGATCCCGAGGCAAAATTCACGGTTGAGCAGCTTATTAGCTCGGATGGAAAATGCCCTTTTATTGTGGATTATCAGGGTAAACAATATCAATCAGATAGTATACGAAATTTATTAACCCAATTACGAAATATTTAATTATGAGCAAAGCAACAATCCCTGAACTATGGTTAGGTTTTTCTTCTATCCTTGATATTTGTCCGAAATTTACTTTAACAAAGAAAGATGGGGAGTATCACCTGATAGCAAAATTTGGCTGTATGGAATACAATCAAAAGAGAAAGCATATTCACGAATTTACAGAGCACTTAGGACAGTTTATCTGTTCTCTGCCATCTAGCATTAAAGAAAAATATTTACCCAATTAAAAAAGATATGAAAAAATTTAAAAACCTACATCTGCCTCTTATGGGGTCAGATATTGAAAACATACAGCAAGCGCATTGTGATTGCTGTACCAATTGCACTACTGGCGATTGCGATGAGTGTTTGTTTTGCTCCACTAATCTTGAAGCTTTTACCCAATGGTATTTTGATGGAGCATACCGAAGCCGTGAAAATGAGACAAAGAAGAACTGATATCATCAGCCAACTACGCAAAGGTGATCAAAAAAAAGCTCGCTAGAAAGTGTAATTGTGCTGCATCGACCGTTTCAGCTATTTTAAACGGCCATGCAGAGCAGCACCTTAGCCATTAAAATAATTAGATGTGCCGAACAAAAGTACAGGAAATCAATCATGAGTATGTGCCATCAGATGCATTGGACATTCTTTAGTGATAGATACCAGAAAGTTTGTGTTGATTACAACAGACTTAGTGATTGGATGAACAGATACAGCTATTTACATAAGCCTCTTAACGATTACACCGTGAAAGAAATGCCCAAGTTGTTTCGGCAGTTTAAAGCCCTTAAAGAGGATATAGTGGCAAAACAATTAAAAATAATAGAGGAGGAATAAAAATGAAGCGAAAACGGAAAATTGAGAGCACAAAAAAAGCTTTCAATCTCCAAGTGGTCAGAGTTCAAAAGCTATTCTTTGCCTGTAGTAAGTCAAAGATAATGATAATTATTAAAACAGCTTTGAAATATGGCATACAATCGCAAAAATCATTTAATAATCGTATTATTTGTTCAGGAGTTCTATAAAGAGCAACACGATAAAGGTGTGCCAAATACAAGAATTGTAGAAGATTTAAAATTGCACAACATTCATATTTCTTTGGCTACATTTTACAACTACCTGGCTATTCCTGCAGTTCGGGATTTAAAACGAATTGAACAAATAAGACAACAACAAGGAGTGTTATTTTGATTTAAGTTGCTTAACTCCTCGCCTTAACGTTGAAGTAATGAAGTAAATGGTGATGTGAAGAGCAATAATGACTGTCTGAATACAAGACATAACCGCAAAAATAACAACAAACTCTTTACTGAATGGAACTTTAATATAGATTATAACTAACAAAGTAGGAATAAGTATGAAAGAACAGATATTTAAAAACAAATTTCTTAAGGTGAACTCTTTATTAACAATAGCGCTAACGTTGTTTGCAATAACGCTGGTTGTTTTATCAATAATAGACTTGAAGAGTTTAGTTGCTACATATGTAACAATTGCTGTAATGATTGCAGTAATAACGATATTAACCATGATTAAAGTACTTAAAGATTTTACCGTAAAAATAGAAAAAATCTTAACGGATAAGAATTAAGTAAAAGAAGCTTAAAAAACCGAATTAATATTCGGTTTTTTTGTAGCTTTCAGTAAAATTTCATTTAATAAAGCGAAAGTATAAGTAATGATAGAAATTGCATGTAGTAACCCACTTGAAAACGAAACTCTGTATCTCGCTAAAGATATGCAGGTAACTGCAATACAGCATAAGGACAGTATTGAGGTTGGAAAAAATTTTGTAAAACTATTCAATTTGGAAAAATGGAGCGAGATTAATCCTAATCAGAACGTTAAAGTATTGATTGAGCTACTTGAATCAGCTCTAAAAGAATAGCAAGAGATAAACCAAATGAATAAACTGGAACTGAAAGCCTATAATAAGGCTGTTACAAAAGTTCTACCAAAGCTTAAAATATGGAGCCAAGATGATTTGGTGATAATTTGTGATTTCACGTAAACTATTAAGAAAAGCCCGGACAATTATCCGGGCTTTCTTTTTTAGTCTACACTATAAGTAAGAGATTTTCTTACAGTCAAAGTCTCAATGTCAACCTCAGTAAATTTCTCCTCAACTTTGCTTTCCTCTATTGAACAAGTAAAATCAATAATCTGGTAATTGACCACATCAGCTTCGGCAGGGCGTTCTCCTGTTAGTTTTAGTTTCCCGGTAGTCTCACTCGATAAATCGTTTAAAAGCTGTTTAACTACTTTGTAAAGGGTGAATATTTGCAAGCCTGTTAACTTGTTTGGTGAAATGCTTGCCGTGCTGTGTGTTTGATCTGTAACCACATGAACATTTAGGGTAAGCAGGTTTGACTCCCAGTTGATGTTGTACTCCAGAAATAAAGCAGGCAGGTCGTACAGCTCGAAGCGTTCCGGAGCCAGGGGTTGACCACGATACAAATCGATATAATTTACTGGAGGCAGATTGTTGGTAATAAAGAGATCTGCTCTCTCTTTTATGCGCTGGCATATTTTTAAATAAAGATTTTCCATTTTGTTTTATTTATTGTTAGAGCCGTTGCATGCAACGGCTGTACTATATACAATGCCTGAATAGTATTATTTTAAGGCACGCATTATTTCGGCGGTTAGTGTTCGTTCAATTTTTTTGTCGAGTACTGCCGATGTTCCCATAAATTGACGGCGAGGCATGATAAAATTTATTTTTCGGGAATGTGCTTTTACTGTATGTTCCTTTACCGTTTCCTTTCTGCCTTTTCGCCTGCGAGAATGTGCTTTTCGGCTATGTGCCGAAACGCTTTGCGTTACATTAATACGACCACCCTCGTTGTGAATTTGAGCGTAAGGCACATCAGTTCCAATAGTCGCACTATTGGGAGTCGTTCTTACCAGTCTGATGCTCCGTTTTAATCGCCCTGACTTGATTAGCGTACCACGGCCTTTTGTATTGCGCTTGCGAGATTTCCAAGGTTTAGTCGTATTATCAAGCCAATTCTGAGATCTGAATCTTTCTTTAGAAAAATTAACGGCAACCACACCTGCTATTTTTGGCAAGCGTGGGTAAAGTTTGGTTAGTTTATCTAATTTCCGAGTAAATGCTAAAGTTTCCTTCATTTGTTTACTATTTTTAGTAAGCTTTTAACTCATTGAAGTTTCAGCATTACGGATCATACGGTAGAACATATCAGAAAGCATCTCTTCAATTTGCTCAACACTTTTACCTTCAGTCTCGTTTGAATTTACATTCAAACCACCTTTTATAAAGCTATCAATGGTAATGCTCACATTTCTGGGTTTGCTTGATCCACCGGTGATGTTACTCATGCCACTTGTCGCCGCTGATGGAATTCCGGCTGTAGGAGTTAAAGGCGGCTCACTGGTACTAAGTGGGTTTACCTTGCTTTCTTCAGCGGATTTCTTTTCTTTCGCTTTTTCACGGCTTTCTTTTAAGCTTTTCTGATGTGCATTGGTGTAAGTATCTCCAATGTTAACACGATTCTCTGCATTTTTTGCAAACTCACTATTGAACGTATCAGATGCTGTTTTGCCATACGCTTTGTAGTTTTTCGCAATATTGGTGAGCGGAATAGCATCAATCATGCCACTTCCTGCACGAACAATCCCACTCCTTAATTTTGTAACGCCTTCCGTTACTCCATCCCAATTAAATGAAAGAGCTGATTTAATGATTTTACCTAAACCTCCAAAGGAATCGGCAATGCCACCAATCAGGTTTTTAATGCCATTCCACATATTACTGAAGAACCCTTTAATGACCTCCCATGCTGATATGAAGGAAGCTAAAAAACCATCTTTAATATAGGTTCCTAATGCTTTCATAGAAGCCCACAAGCCATCGACAAAAGCTCTGAATTTATCTAATCTTTTGTAGGCTAAAACAAATGCAGCCACAAGTAATGCAATTGCTGCAATTACCATCCCAATTGGATTTGACCATAATGATAAGTTTAATGCCCATTGTGCAACAGTTGCCGCTTTTTGAGCAATCACAAGCCCATAATAAGATGCCGCAAAGGCAACGGTTCCGGCATTCATAACCGCCCATGCCGTTGCGGCTGCCGCCACACCGTATGTTACTGATGTTAGCACATCTTTAATCAAGCCCATGTTGTCGTACAACCAAAGCAGACCATTGTTAACTCCTTTTAAAATACTTGTAGCAACAGGCAGTACGCCACTACCCAGTGATGCTATTAATGTGCCAAAACGCTCACCAACTGACTTTTTCAGGGTATTGAAGTCTGCCAATGCATTCTCCAGGGCTTTATCCAAATCAAAAGAACTGGAGTCAAACGCTTCCAACGTATTAAAGAAATCTTTTGAGTCTGTTTTTAGTTTTACAAACATATTTCTCAAGCCTTCGGGACCACCAATTTTATTAATGATTTCATCAATAGCCTCAGGTGACATATCTTTAAATTTGCCTGACACTTCTTGAAGTACTGTTCCCAGGTCTCTCATATTGCCTTTGGCATCATACATTCTGATTCCTATTTCCTTTAATCCGGTAATGGTGTTCTTTTGAGTCAGACCTTCGAATGCTGATTTAGTCATAGTGGCTGCGGTGGCACTATCTTTTGCAATAGAAGTAAATGCTGCAAATACCTTGTTGGCTGTATCTACATTTTGACCTGCTCCGGAAGCCGCTCCGGCATATTCGGTTTGAACCCTTGCCAATTCATCGAAAGTTGTGATTCCGACTTGTACGGTTTTAGCATTAGAGGCCAAATAACCATCAATATCCTGAACGCCCAGACCGAAAGCTTTCATGGCCTTTGTGGTCGAATTGATACTGTCTTCGAGTTTTGCACCGGTGGCAATGCTGTATTTACCCACCGAAGCAACAATCTGTTTGGCATCATCGCCATATTTGCCGGTTGCCGATTGCACATCGTAAAAAGCTTTGGCCGTTTCCTTTGCGCCTGTACCCACTGTCATAGCCGTATCCAGAATACTGGTCTTGTAATCTGCCAAACTCTCTTTTGATTTGTCCAGATTCAAATTCTGAATGTTTACAAACTCAGAATTGAAATCGGCGGCCTTGCTCATAGCCCCTCCCAGGGCAACTGAGAGAGCTACCGCACCGGCGGTAATCAGCACATATGGATTTCCAAGCAAGCGCATGGCTTTATCAAGCATTGGGATCTCTTCGCGCATGGCCGAGAAAGCCTTTACGTGATGTTCTTTTAAACTGCACAAGTCTTCTTTCATTTCCTTTACCCGGGAATTAATATTGTTCCGGGCTTTGGTAATGCCAGTTTTTATTTTGTTTTTTAACTCTAGTAAGAGTTCTATTTTAGCTTGTCCACTCATATTTAATAATTTTTGTATATTTGTAATAGAGTAATACAGAAACGATCAGTCGTGTAGGCGGTAATCGCAAGGGAGCGTCCTCCGAAGAGAACAGGTATCCAGTCCAATGGTACTGTATTATTCCTCCCTTATTTTATTAGCAATCCACTTCTTACATCATCCCCTTTTTTGCTTTCGTACCAGGTGTTTATTTCAACTCCTGTATTTTTCACAATTGCATCGGCACACAATATTTTATCCTTGTAAAATTTGATGTATCTCAATTGATATTTCCCTTTCTTGAATTCGTGCAAATACACTTCATCGGGCTGATTTAGGATGTCTTTAACATGGGGAAACAATTGGTGCCTCAATTCACTATCGCCTAAATATTTGCCTGAGGTATGCGTTTTGAAGGTTTTCTCGCTTAGGATCATGCTTCTGTTTAAATAGTCTTTAAAGCCCATGTAATTGGTATTTTCTTCCTTTTTAAACAGCTCCTGTACATTGTTCCCGGTAATGGACTTGTCCAATTTCAGGATGGCTTTTGTCTTTACATCCTTGTATGGTTTCAAGTTGTAATCGGTGAATTTTAAAGAGTTGATTCTTTTGTTAAAATCTTTCTCCTTGTAAGCAATGTAGAATTGATCAAAAGTGAATACCTCGCCAATATCACCTCGGTTCTTCAGCATGATTTTCTTTTGACTGTCGCCCAATTCATCTTCCAAAAGCTTAATGGCATCCTTTCCTTTTGTAATTTTGGAAGGTTTGCCCAGATACTGGATAAACTCACAACGGCAACGCCAGGCATTTGGTGGCCATATTCTGCGAGCTTCCAAATCGTCAATGTCGAAAATTAAACCGTCCAGTATCGCATGTTCAGATCTTACCTGAGAATCGCCCACGGTTTGATATTGAATGTAACGGGTTACCGTATCTTTTTCTGACAGAAAGCGATTGTAAGCACTTGCATTTTGCCCTACAGCAATTGAGAAATCGTATTCTGTTTTCAGCCAAGTATCATTCAGCTTGTTCAGGAATGGTTCCGCCTGTGTTTTAAAATCACCAAAGGAACGAATCTTAAGCTTATCCTTATCAATTAATAATTCGTTGATTTTAGAAAGTCCGGCCATTTCACGAGCATGCGAAAAATGAAACAGATTGTATTCCATATAGGCTAGTGCTTTATGATCAGGCTCATTGTACCCAATATTTAAACGCCGTTTACCCCAACCTTCGAACAATCCAGAACGTAACCATTTGCCTACTTCAATTGCTTTTTGCAAAACATCCTGATCACAATTCTCACCCTTATAAAGTTTGTTGAGGATGGTGTCCTGGTATTTGTCCAAAACTTTTGTGATACCATTGCCTTGAGCAACAAATACACGAGCTTCAGGTAAACCATTTACAGTCGGAAAATTGTATTTAGCCTCAGTCGTTGACTGCCCTGTCTGAGGCTTCTTAAAATTTGCTTCTGCCTTTTTTTTCCTTCCAGTGATTGGGATATTAAAGGTTTTGCTTACCCATTCGTTTGGAATCTCGTAGTCTTTATCAATAAGCTCTTTTACGATTTTCCATAGATCTTTAGCAGGTATCTTTTTGGTACGATCAAAAGAAAACTTATCGTTCTCTGACAAAGGAAAGCCCCAAGAAATCAACTTTGGAATAACAATGTCGTTAACCAAACATTCAATTTCCAATCGGTCAGCTTCTGCAACAGTATCATTCAATGTTCTTTCGTGAACTTCTCCCTGACTACGAGATGATCCATTGTCAGTAACCATAGTTCCTCCAACAATCTGCTTTGATACTTCAGAATTGGTTCGTTCAATTTGTTTGTCATATACCTGATAAGCATCTTTACTGCCATCATTTTTGATATCAATTGATGTTCCTTCAGGGAAAATAGCCTGTGCAGCTTCTCCCAGTTTAGATAACATGTCCTCAATTTCATCAAGGCTTTTTTTGTCTGATTTATTGGTTGTGGCCGTAACAAGAGGCATTCCAAATTTTTCAGCAAACTCAGCCCATGACTGTTGTGAGTTGCGTTTCCAAATTAATTGAGGAATGATGTTATTAAGAATACCCAGATTACTTGGTTCTCCAATCTCTATGATGTAATCTTTGAATAATGGGCTGTCGTAGTGTAGTCCTTTATCCTCTGAAGTATCGAAGAGCATGAACTTATGTTCTGGTACAATATTTCTCCTCGGGATCATTTCAAATTTTATATCCACAATGTTTGTGGCTTCTAGCACTGTGTAGCCATTTAGAATGCTGTCAATTGCTTTCTTTAAAAAGAAGATGAACCAGGTTGATTGAAAAAGTTCTGTTTTAGCGGGTTGCTCTCTATTGGTCTTCTTGTCAATAATATTGTATTTCGTAGATAGGGTTGCCATCGTACGAATTAATATCTGTGACTGAAGATGTCCATCTGTGCTAAGGTCTTTTACTAGATCGTAGTATTCAGAACGGCGTGGATTATCCACATCTGCTGAAGTTTCAAGAGCATCACGCCACTTGTCAATATCTTTACGAGAACGATCCTCGAATTCCTGAACAATCTTTGCAATGATCTTGTCTTTTCTGTCCTTGTTGATCTTCTTTTTCCCTTTTTCGGTTTTAGCCCCAAAACGGAAAGATTTTATCTTGTCTGATATATTTGTATAGTCCATGTATGAAAGTGGCTTATATTTGAATTTAAACAGGATTTAAACAGTAGTATGAGTTTGTTTAATTCTACCATTTGTGATTGTTTGGTTTGTGAGAGTGAATTCTCATATTAAGGTTTGCCTCTTCTTTCATTGGAAGACTATCGCAAAGCTCACCACGTTTGGCAGCCCTTAGCCAAGATAATGCGTCCTCGTATCGGCTGCTTCTGTGTTCAGGTATTTTATTGGCTGCTCTTGATGAATACAAGTGATAAAGTGCAAGATCAATGCAGGTCATAACAATGAATGCGTCTCTACTGTCTTCTCCTGTATTATCCCAGGGAGCAAACATTTTATCCATATCGTAACGTCCACTTAAATAGGATTGCATTTGTGATAAGGCAGAATTTTCCGCTTTCATTAGTTTTTTATCCTCATATCCGGTAGTCAGTATGTTTCTGATTTCGGCTTTGATGGACATGTCGTAATCTTCATCTAATATAAATCTTGCCATTAGTATCTGTTTTTAGTTGCTCGTTTTTTCCCTATTCGGGGCTTGAATTTTTCTACAAATGTGATGTTGTTCAATTTTGCGATTGCGCCTTGCAGTGCATCGGGACCATCATCGTGTGCGCCTGATCCTTTTTCGAATGCAAGTAACTGATCGAACAAGGCCAGAAAATCGGTGCATTGCATCAGTAGTTCGTTAAAGAACATGTTGCCACGTTCAAAGAAACCTGCCATACCTTCCACCCGGTCAAACTTGTTGGCTTTGGGTTGTTTGTCGGCCATAACAGGAATGTAATAGCCACGCTCAGCACCTTCCTCGTCAAAGTCGTTTACAAAGTCATCCATGGCAAAGAGTCCCTCTATATAGTAGCGTACCGAATACTTTTCAAGCTTTCTATTTTCGTATAGATCGTAGAGCCATTTGGCTGCATTACTTCTTGATGATTGCCGTAGAAAGGCATCGATCAAATGAAACTCTTTGCCAATCTTACCCACAAGCATTAAACCTTTGTAGTCGCCTTTGTCTTTGTAGGAAAGGTCACCATACAAGACCAGAGCATCGTATTTATGCAAAGGCAGAATCTTGATAGGCTGCATTTGTTCGTTTTTGAAAATTGTACCATCCTGAATGTGAGTGTGCATGTACTCGCGCATAAAAGACCGGTAAGGTGTTTTCCTGAACTTTTTGCGCCAATAGTTCGAATCTGTCTTTTCTGGCCATGCAGGTTTAAAGTCCTCAAGATTGTTCACCGCTTTTACCGATAGAACAAAATGCTCGATAGGATCACCGTTTATTTTAGCTTCAGCATTGATCTGTTTGAACTCTATTTTAAGCTGATTGATAATGGTGTTTTTATGAAAGTTGTTGTTGGCCACAATAAACCTTCTACGCTTTGCACCTTCATCGAAGCAACCTTGCAAGTCTTCCCAAACCCAGTCCAAAGCTTCACGGCTCAAGCGTTCATTATTGCATCGCTTCTTGGTGTCCACATCATCAATACAGATATAGTCCGGTCGCTCAGAACCTTCCCGTAAACCACGCACAGACTGACCGATTGACATAGAGGTAAACTTTGCTCCATCGGTAGTTGTAAAGTCGCCATCAGACCAATCGCCAAATTTGAACTTTTGACCATAGTCGTTAATAAAACGCTGATTGAATTTTAATTGAGCCTGAATGTCACCGATCAGCTTTTTAGCTTTAGGATCGGTTTCTCCAATCAGGAGCATGTATCTGAGTTTTCCACGCACATACAACCACATAGGAATTCCCATATCGAGATGAACGGATTTTGCACCTGATCGATAAATCTCTGCCAAAAGACTGACTATATCGTTCTCGTCAATAATCTTAGCCAACTTCTTGTGATAACTTGCACTTGGTGATTTGGCATACATTGGGTAATAGTATTCAAACCACTTGATGTAATCATTCTCTAATTTGCGAACACGCTTAATCTTATCGGCAGGCTTCTCGTTAATGTTGATCGAGGTGGCTTGCTTGATTTTGATACAATGCTGATCGTAATCCTTTAATAGTTTTTCGATGTTTGTTGCCATTATTCAATACTTGCTTTATGAAGAAGAAAGTGTTTGTGGTATTCGGTAAACTTTATTGCGAGTTCAGGATCTTGTTCGCTCATCCAGTTATCAAACTCTTTGAATACCGTTAAAACAATCTGTACCGATACTCTATCGTTAACCGATTCAATCACCTTGGATATTTTGGCAATAGCATCAGCATTAATCTTTGATTCCTCACCTTCTGACATTTTCTGTAGCTCTTTCATTAAGAGCTCTTTTATCTTATGAGGAGATGCATGCAGTTCTGCTTTTCGGTCATCCCACTTGTCATCTTTTCTCCATTTACTAATGGTAACCGTTGAAACATCCAGTTCTGAAGCAATGGCAGTTCCCTTCATGCCATCCATAAACATGCGCTCTGCCAAGCCCCTTAATTTCGCGTAATTTAATTTTGCCATATCCTAATATTTTAGGGCAAAAATGCAAAATACAAGTACGGAAAAGTGGCAACACTCCAAGCGTTATTAAATTCATTCCAAGCGTTTTACTCTTGTTTTAAACCTTCGGTTTTATCCATTATTATTGTATCCTAATTAAACGCAACACTTCGCCCCGAAGCAAAAAAGTTAAAGGAAAATGATAAAAGAGATAAGCAGTACTGAAGTAGAATTGAAATTTTATGGTGAGATAAATGGTTGGTCACTGAGAAGTGGTAAAACTTTTTCATCCTATTTCAGTGAGCTTGATAAAAAGTACAAGAATATCACTATTAGAATGCATTGCTACGGAGGTATAGTTTTCGAAGGGAACGTTATTTATAACACTATTGCAAATGCTAAGGCAAGGGTTGTATTTATTATTGAAGGTGTAGCGGCAAGTATGGGTAGTATAGTCATGTTAGCAGGTGCAGAGATTCGTATGGCTGAGAATGCCTTTATCATGATTCATTGTCCTTCAGGTAATACAGAGGGTAATGCGAATGCTCATTTGGCTTCAGCAAAACTGCTCCAATCTATGGAGAAAAACTTCACTAAAAAATATGCTTCGAAGACAGGACAATCAGAGGAAGATGTTCTGAAATATTTTGATGGTAATGATCATTGGATAGATGCTGAAGAGGCCAAAGCTTTAGGCTTAGCAGATGAAGTGATTGAATCAGTTGTGAAAGACATTAATAAGATTGATAAAGCGGAAGCAGAAACTATGGGCGTTGAAGCTGTTTATGGCCGTTATGCTGCTGAACTTACAATTGAAAAACCGAAATCTAATAAATTAAATACTAATAAATCAGAAATGGATAAAGTGACTATGATCGCTCGTTACGGCCTTGTGTCGGTAACAGCAGAAAGCAGTGATACTGCAATTTTTGAAGCCATGGACAAAAAGTTAAGGACTGAAAAGGAAGCTCGTAAAACAGCTGAGGATAAAGTGGCAGAAATTGAAAAGGCCAACATCACAAGCCTAATTGAGGCTAAAGCTAAAGAGGAAGGTGTTGAGATGAACGATGCTGAAAGAGCAAACTTCAAGGTGATTGGAGAAACCGCAGGTGTTGAAGCTATGAAAATGGCTCTTTCTGCTGTGAAACCTCGTAAGACTCTTACTGCTCAATTAGGCACCGGTGGTGGCACTCCTTCAGCAAGTAAGGAAGATCGCAGCAAATGGACTTGGGTGGATTATGAGGCTAAAGCTCCTAAAGATCTTGATAAAATGGAAACAGAGAATAAGGCTGAGTGGGAACGCTTGTATAAAGCTGAATTTGACGAGTTGCCTGAATAATTGAATTGAAAATTTGTTAATACTAAAAATAATATGGCAACAGTAAAAACACAAGCATGGGTTAAAGGCGTTGTTAAACGTCTTGAGCGAAAAGAGGAAGGAACTTTTCTTGAAGGAATAGTTGACTATTCCAAATATGCTGAAAATGATGTATTGCATCTTACAGCAGATATGATTGAACCAGAAGTATTGATCAACAATACGACTTACCCTATTCCAATTCAGGAATTCGAAGATGATGAAATCGATATCTCTTTGGATAAGTATCAAACCAAAGCTACTTCGGTAACTGATGATGAGCTTTATGCTGCAACCTATGATAAAATAGGTTTGGTAAAAAATCGTCATGGAGATGCTATTTCAAAATCGAAGTTTGCGAAAGCTCTTCATTCTATTTGTCCATCAAAAAACACAGCTAAAACACCTGTTTTAAAAGCAAGTGGTAAAGATGATGGAACAGGCCGTAAGCGTTTAACTCGAAACGATATTATTAGTTTGAAAACTGCTTATGATGAAGCAGGATTTCAATTGGAAGGTCGACGATTGGTGTTGAATTCACTACATGTAGGAGATTTGTTGCGTGAGGATAAGGATTTTAGGGCTGAATACACAAATCACAAGACCGGAGCAATCACTAATCTTTATGATTTCAATGTGTATCAAGCTATCAGTGCGCCACACATTACGCTTTCAACTTTGGTTAAGAAATCGTTTGGAGCTGTTCCAACTGCAGGTGATTATAAGGCATCTGTTTCTTTCATAATTGATGCAGTGTGTAAGTCGAAAGGCAGTACCAAGATGTATTTCTCCGAATCAAGGACTTCACCAACGACTCAGCGTAACCTAATAAACTTTAGACACCGATTTATCGTGCTTCCAATTCAGGTTGCAGGAGTTGGAGCTATAGTGTAAGAATTGTTAAAAGAAACTAACTGAAGCAGGATGAGCGATAATGACACCATAGACATGAATAAGCTGACACAAAAGGAATTGTTGATACTTATAAATTCCAAGGTCATTGATATGAACAAGAATATTGGCAAGTTAACAGAAGGTTATACTGATTTGCTGGTTCGTGTTAGCAATATTGAGACCAGAGCAAAGACATGGTCGGTGTTAATTGCCATCCCATGTTCGGCTATTGTCAGCGCAATTATTAGTTATCTATTAAAATCTTAAAAATGAAGCTAAGTAAAAAAATACAGGAACAAGCACAAACCTTAATAAAGGACAATGGTTTCAAAGAGGTTATTGTGAATAAAAAGGGCGAATTCTTCACTGTTATGGGATTGGCTTTGATGTCAGTTGAAGGTGATAAGAGCCTTGTAGCTACAGTCAGCTATGAAGATAAAGATTTGGAAGCTGAGTACGAAAAAAAAGAAAGTGCCTTGGAAAATTGCATTAACGAACTTGAGGGAATTAAATCTTCATCAACTGAAGCTTTGCCCCAAGAGGAAATTGACAATAACCAGGTAATCCAAACGAAACTTGAAAATAGAATTAAGGATTTGAAAATAGAAGTTGAAGAATTGTCTAACCAGTTAAAGCCAGAGTAGTATGTCAGGAGTAGAAATTACAAAAGGTCAGGTTGGAGCCAATACCATTGGCGGATCGGATAAAACTTCCGGACTTCTGGCAACGGCTGTTGCAGTTGTGGGAAAATTGGATTACGGAACTCATTATGCGATTCGCAACCTGAATGAAGCTAACGCTTTGGGGCTTGATGCCGATTATGATTCCACCAACAAAGTAAGATTGTTTCATCATGTATCCGAATTCTTCAGAATGGCCGGTGAAGGTGTGGCTTTGCATATCATGATCGTGGGACAAGATACAAGTATGGTTGAACTATTGGAAACTGAGGCTTATGCTAAAAAGTTAATTAATCAGGCCGATGGTAATATCAGAAAATTAGCCATATCGATAAACCCGGCTTCTGATTACGTTGAAAGCAATCCCACTACTGGTCGTAAAACAGTTGAGTTTTTCTGCTAACGTATTATCTTAGAGTCGAGCTCCTAGTAAAGGCCGGTTTTAGCAATGGT